AAAAGTGAGCTATTTAAGGGTGGTTTTTAAGGGTTTTTAAAATGAACCCTAAAACTTTTTTGCAGAAACCTTGCAAGTTATTGAAATAATTAGTGAACTTTTTGCTGTGTCACGAGTGCAAACTCAAGGTGAATGTGTTATAGTACAATCAGGGGTAGTGGTCAAACTCCAAGGTGAAAGGGAAGACCTAGTTTCTGTGGAACGGTGTTAACGAACGGTAGCGCAGAAACGAATAAACGATCCTACTACGGGCTGCCAAAGGATCGAAGGTGGAGAAGGGGATCATTTCAGTAACCCTAAAATAATACTGGTGAATAACCGATGGGTGAAACAAATGATTTTCGCGCACAACCTGGCATGCGTAATTGATTACGTTTGTGTGAGCGCACATGTAACCGATCAACCAACGGTTACTGCACCGACAACGGGACCCATACCTCGTACTGGTCGGTGTTCTCTTCTCAGTCGCTAATTTAACGATTGGCGACTAGGGGAGAACTGCACCTCAAACTCTCCCACCCTCACCTGGTCGTTTTTAAAACACGGTTTAACTGGTGTTAAACTGGATTTAAAGTGACTTAAAAAAAACATATCCGATGCGGCGATAGCCGCCATCGGACACGAAGCGAAGCGGAGTGGGGGTTAGGGTTTAGGGTTTAAAAACCTGCTATTTGGAATACTTAAATTTTAATTTGGATATTAAAAACCCGCTATTGGGATCTAACTTCCGCTTGATACTGTCAGATTTTGACAGTTAAAATCAGACTTTCACTTACCAACTTCCGCTTGATGTTGTCAAAAAATGACATTTGGAATCAAAACTTTAAGACCAAACTTCCGCTTGATACTATAAAAAAAGCCCCCGTATTGAACGGAAGCTTTAGTTATCCACAAGCTATCCACAGTTTATCAACAATTAAAAAACGTATTTGATCTTAAACGGATTATCACCTTGACCGATAATTATCCAGTCACTTGAGACAAGCGGTTGGTAGTCCGGGTCCCCGGTTGCCAACCTAGCAGCTTCCACGTCTTCTTTAGTTGGGAATTCGGTCATTAATGGATTGGCATCTGGGGCGTTGTCGAAGTAAGGGTCACCTGAGCCGTTTCCCGAGTTGATTTGAACCGCCCCATCGGCGTTATAATGCTTTATTAATTCTTTCAAAGTTACTGGTTCAAACATTTTTGCCTCCTGTTATAGTTAGCCCGATAATCCCGCCGATTATAAAACCCATGAAAGTTGATATTCCAAAAAAAATCATACCGCCACCCCCGGATTTAAAATTGTGATTGTTAGCCCTAATTTGTTAACCATTAGCGGTTTGATATAACCCCCATGTCATATTTAGAATCCATTAAAGATGGTGCACTTGACGGCAATAGCCCTTCAGGGTCATCAGGATTGACCTTGCCCCACCAACCGCAAACATGACATTTATTGTGCATATTATTGCCATGACATATCGTGCAATTGTTTCCCATAACGTCAACTTGCCATTTCTTCACGTCTTCAAAAAAGAGCCTATAGTTTTTTGTCATATAACCCCCTTGGCTTTGTTAACCGCTTCTTCCATTAACTTTATATTCGCCCCGCCCCTGAATTCGTCGCATTGCTTTAACAGGTGAATGGCTGTTTTGAGTTGATAAAATAAGTCCGGTGCAGCCGCTATCAAGCGGGCGTTGGCTTCTAATTCAATTTGGCAAGCCGGATAATCTCTATTATCTGGCGTATAGCTGAAAATCACTTGTGCAAGTCTGTTGCCGCGCTCGTCCGGCGTTTCAGGTGCTGGTTTTATCCCGATTATGCGTGTTTTGGTGTTGCTTAAATCCCACGGCCCCTTAGTATGTTTTGTCATATTATCCCCTTGGTTAGTTTTTCAATTTCGGTTGGCTTAAATCGTTTGTAGAATAATTACGCGTATTTGTATAAATTATTATTGTTTTTTGTGCATCATCTATCCAGCGCGCATGTCCGATGATTTTATCGCCAGCCATTATCAAGCATACCCCATTTTTAAATCCGGCTGTTATTATATTCCGGTCAATACCTGTTTGTTCATGGGCTACGTTCTCAATGTTGCGTAAGTCATTTGATAATCTCATATCATCACCTCACTTATTAGGAAAAGAGGCCGCCCCGCCGACTATTCGGCAAGGGCGGGAGCTCTTTATAGTCAATTTTCACTAAAATCAGGCGCAATTATCCCATAACCACCCCAATCCTTATAGATATGATGTTCCATTGCCAAGGTTTCGGGGACTTTAAGCGCGTAACCCCTTGGGTCACAATTAATAAACCAGCAAGCGGTTACTTTATTGCCAATGAAGCGCGTTGGTAAGATCTGAACTAACTTGATTTCAATTCTATTGAGCTTATTTTCCATCGTATTTCCATCAATTTCACCATTAGCATATGCCGCAGTTATTCTACTTGCTTCCAACTCTATTCTACGAAGTTTTTTGCATAACTTGATTGGGTCGGTGCTCGACGATAACTCAAATAAATCTATAAGGTCAAGTCCATGACGTTCAATCCGCTCATACATACGTTGTTTTTTATTCATAATATCCTCTTTTCCTTAGGTGATTCCGTCACCTATTCGGCGCGCTTTCGCGCTGGTTAGTTGCATATGATATATTTTATCTCTCGTGTTGTTCTGCGTATTATTCCATCTCTCCCCCTTATTCCTCCATAGCTTAGTCTGCGCAGCCTATACGTTCCGTCCGCAGCTAGATAACGGTGGTAGTGCTTTCCGTTGATATATACATCGTCACCCTGCACTTCTGCATCGACTATTCGACTCCTTAGTGTGCTGCTATTCATTATCGTGATTTTCATTTTATTTTCCTTTCCGCGCGTGAGCGCTGTTAATTTTTAAATGGCTTCTAATCACCATTTAACCCCATTATACACATGACTTTGCACTTGTCAAAAAGAATCGACAAAAAAACGTATTTTTTATCTAAAGCTTTACTTTAACTTTTTATTCCTTATTGATAATGATTCCTAATAAGCAAGTCTATCATTATATTGCATTTTTAAAAAGCTTATTGATAATGATTCCTAATAAGAGTTTTGCTTTTATTGCAAAATTATTTTGCTTTTATTGCAAAATCAAAAAAGGCAGATGTGCATAATTGTAGCTAAATTATACTTAATTATACTTAATTATGTATAATTAAGCTTAATTATAACACAATAAACCCAACCAAAAACACGCTAAAAAACAGCTAGTTTCACAGGCGGCCCTAACTATTTTTTGCAAAAACTCTGTAACTATGCGGAATTATTGACAAACTTTTTGCTCTCTCACGAGGGCAAACGAGGGCCGCTTGTGTTATATAATAGTTGGGGGGTTAATTATGGACGAAAAACCCAGGAAGAAACGAAAATATTGCGGGCGGAAGTATTTATCCAAATGCACGCCTGAAGTGCTCTCAAAGCTGGAAGAAGCATTTTGCTACGGCTGCACGGACGCAGAGGCCTGCTTGTACGCCGGGATTTCTGAATCACTGCTTGAATCATATCAGCGAACACATCCGAAATTTTTAGTTAGAAAGCGCGCTCTAAAAGAAAGCCCGATGCTGCTAGCCCGGCGTACGGTTGTTGATAATCTAAAAGAACCAGAACATGCTAAGTGGTTTTTAGCTAGAAAACGCCGCGATGAATTCAGCGAACGTACGGAAGTTTCAACCACCGGCGAAATCAAAATAGTGATAGACGATCAAGACTCAGACGCATGAGCGATTTTAAAAAAACCGAACGCCAGCGGCAGGCGATTGATCTGCTAAACAGCGCCGCAAAGCATATATTGTTATTCGGTGGTTCACGAAGCGGTAAAAGCTTTATCATTTTGAGAAATTTAATACTTAGATCTTTGAAAACTAAATCAAGACACGTAGCTTTAAGAAGGCATTTTTCTCATATAAAACAATCAGTATGGTTCGATACTTTACCTAAAGTCTTAAGTCTTTGTTTCCCTCAATTGGTTTCCCGGCTCAAGTGGAATCAATCGGACTGGTTCCTACAATTCCCGAACGGTTCAGAATTATGGCTTGGCGGATTAGACGATAAAGAGCGGACCGAAAAGATCCTTGGTAAAGAATTTTCAACTATATTCTTTAACGAATGTAGCGAAATATCCTACGATTCCCGCAACATAGCGTTGACTCGATTAGCTGAAAGGAATGAATTAAAGAAAAAAGTTTTCTACGATTGCAATCCGCCCAGGCCATCACACTGGACCCATAAGCTATTCATCGAGAAAGTGGACCCGATAAGTGAACAACCTCTTTTGATTCCGGATGATTACGCGTCATTGTTAATGAATCCCTTACACAATATGGAAAACATCGACCCGGATTACATCGATGGAGTTCTCAGACAATTGCCGTTCGCGCTTCGTAAACGATTTTTAGATGGTGAGTTTTTCAGCGACGATTCGGATATATTCCAACCGCAATGGATTCGGCCTGGGTTAACTGGTGACTATGATATGATTATTTCCACCTGTGACCCGGCCATCAGCGAAAAGAGAACAGCCGACGAAGCGGCGATTTGTACGATTGGAATCACGAAAGCCGGGAAAGCCGAAGAGATCGAAACAATCCATGGTCGCTGGGGGTTCGATGGATTAATCAGCAACCTGCACGCGGTCGAGGCCAGGCATAAACCTGATTATGCTGGGGTTGAGTCTGTAGCGTTTCAGAAGTCGGTTGCTGCGGTTTTAAGGCGGGATAACCCGGCGACCAGGTGGCGCGGGTTGGATGAGTTTGGAGTTAGGTCGGACGTTGATAAAGTAAGGCGATCAATATCAATAAGTTACTTACTTGAACGCGGGGTTGCTTCAGTTAACACCCCGGCTTTGAGCAAGCAACTGTTGGAGTTTGAAGGCGGGGATGAAAAGAACGATTTAGTTGACGCCTACGTTTACGCCTTACAGCTTTATCAGCGGGTGTGGCATCCGAAACCCGTGGAGCAAGAGCACGTGATTGTAAGCTATGACGAACGGGTTAGGCGGTATTTAGACAACCGCCGGAAGTCAATGGCTAAGGCTAAGCAAGGCGAAGGGAAAGACCCGTTTCTTGGTTCGAGATGGTAAGAGAATCCGCGTTAATTAGCTGGCGGGCTGATTATGTGGACGACCTCGGAGGATATAAAATGGCGGAAATGTATGTTTTATTTGCAGTTATTGTGCTTTTTGTAGCGTTTACAGGTTGGCGGGAAGTTGAGCATAGAAAACAAGTTGATTTGTTGACCTCTAAGCTCATTTCCCGGTCATATGCTGAATACGCTACTTATAAGCCGGTAGAAGAGCAAAAAGTTGAAAAGAAAGATAAACCAAAAAAGAAAGTAAATGATCCTGTATTAGGTGAAGTTTACTAGGAGGATTTAAAATGCGTTTTATTAGCAAGCTCATGCTCGTCGCTTGCTTGATTGGAACTCTCGTATTTCCGGGGAGTGCGTTTGCAACCACGACTTATTCGGTCGCTGGCTTGAACGGACCTTACTCGGACGGCGGGTTTGCCAAGCAAGTTTCGGGATACATGACACTAAGTGGTACTTACACAACCGGGGGGTTTACGTTTACCCCTCGCGCTGTTGGTCTATCCCACGTTGACCAGTTGGTTTTGGGTGGGGAAGACGGAATGGTTTTTGTTTGGTCGCGTTCGACTGGGAAGGTTTTGGCTTATCGTTCGGGCGGGTTTACCCCGGCTGGTACGGTAGCCTCTACATTCACCGGAACACCCGACACAATCAGCCCAACAGCTAGCTCGGACACGCCAACGATAACAGTCACAAATGCCGATGCTTCGGCTGGTACTCCGGCCGGAACTAATGCCGCAAGTGCGGTTCTTCCGACCTATATCCCCGACTGGACCGCTGTAGTTAAG